CAGCCCCAGCAGTCCAACAGCCAATTGGTGAGGCTATTAATAATAATGTATATGATGCTGTGAGTGATATTATTAGAAATGAAGAGTATCTTACTAACCCAGCTGTTAGAGCAATTGTGGATAGTTTAGGAACAGTATTTAAAGAGTTTAGAGATGCCTTCTTCCATCAGTATCCCTCACTCCCAGCACGAGAGGCTAGGGGGGTAGCACGATTTGGTACCTTTGCTAATAAAATATTAGATAAGATGTTTGCTGCTGGTAGTAATAAACATATCCAGTTTAGACAGATAACAAGACCTAATGGTTATACAAAGGTTGATATCGTTAACACTAACTCAGGTGCTACTACTGGTTCTTTTCATTTTTATGTTGATGAGGTGAATAAGAAGATACATCGAATAGATGCATCCATTATAGGAGCTAATAATGGGGGTGCCCTTGTATATCATACAATACATGAATTTGCAAAACATAAAGGGTATCATGTAGAATCTGGTGGCCTATTTAATTCAAATCAGGCAGCCAGACCTCTTCATATGTTATCTACTATAATTAGACACCCTAGTACTTTTGATACATTTAATATTTATTCTTTCTCTCCTGGTTCTAATGCCATCAATACCTTTTATGAACGAGTTACAGATAAAACATTAGAAGGTTCTATAGGAAGTGCTCTCCTAGATTTAATACACTACTCCAAAAAGAATATGGCGGCTCTTAGAAATTCTAGCTCAACATCGCCTCAAAACGGTAATATACCCCATAAACCAGCTAGTGATGAGTTTCTAAACCAATTTACATTTGATGTAAACAGTGGTAAGTTTGTTATTAATGGAATACCAATGGAAAGAGCAGAGGCGGCTATAGAATATTCTAGATTAGCTGACCAGTATTTAGCAGACAACGGCTGGGAATCTCTTTATAAGCATAAGGACTTTAATACACAAGTACAGACAGCTATCTTAGCTAAACAAGTATTAAGAGATTTAGCACAAGTGTCTGAGGCAGAGTATGGTGATGTGGTTGCAAAATATCAGAACATTATTAGACGAGATAATGGTGGTCTGACTCTTACTGAGGAAAACCCAAGATATTTCTCAAACTTCCTATATGGTTTTACTGGTCCTAACTTTCTATTACCAGCCCTAAGTATAGCACTATCTACTCCAGCCTGGTCTTCTGAGGGACCTATGGATGAGAATGATACAAACTATGCTCTGATAGCTGGTGGTGTGGTTGGTATGCTACTTGCAGGTAAATATGCTAGACGGTTTATGACAAAGGACCCAGCATTCTTAGCTGAGGCTGCTCACTATAGTAATGCAACAGCAGACACACTAAGTAATACCAATGAACTTATACTTAAAATAGAAGCTAAATTAAAAGAGCCTGAATTAACAGCATTAGCTAGGGATAATTTAAGAACAAACTTAAATAAGGCTAAGAAGATTAGGGAGTTAATTAAAAAACACACTACCTTTAGTAGCTTAATAAACACTATTCAATCACAAGAAACTCTTGCTTATGTAGCAGCAAAGGCTAAGCCTGTCGTTACAATAGCCTCTGAGAAAGTAGCAGCTATTCAAGAGGCTTACCTACGAGGTGATTTTAATGGTATGATAGATAATATTGACTTTAATCTAGATAGGATTGATACTAGTGATGAAATGGTAGACTTAATGAATACTGTGTCTACTTTAATTCATGACCAAATAGATGTTACTAGAAGAGGTACAGTTTCTCTTGACTCTATTATGTCGAATGCTGCTGAGATGGGGTTTGATGTTGCACACTTAAATAGCTTATATGGTAACACAAGAGAACTAGCTGAAAAATTTACTGCTGCTCGTTTGCTTCTACAAAAAATAGGAGATGATGCTGTAACTGTAGGAAATAAAGCTGTTAATGGTGTTCTATCACCTGAGGATAACTTAGAGTTTCTTAGATTAACAAGTCTCTACTCTTCTGTGCATGCTATGGTAAAATCATCACAAACAGAGATAGCTAGAGCCTTAACTTCAATGAGAAACACATCAAGAGTTCATAGAGGAAGCACTAATGATGAGCTAGTTAAACTAGTAAATAAATTAGGTTCTGAGGCAAACTTATCAGATAATATACAAAGCTGGTTACTTGCATCAGATGCAGAAAGAGCTATAATAGCACAAGCACCATCAGGATATAGAAAAGGTATTAATATGATGCTTGAGATATGGATTAATGGTCTTTTAGGGGCTCCTGTTACTCATGTAGTAGGTACAGTATCTAATGCTATTATGTCCCTGGATACATTAATCACACACCTAGCAATGGCAGACGATATGTCAGATGGTATGTATCTACTTGCAGGGTACTTTAAAGGTCTCCTAGAAGCTCCTGGAGCATTTGGTAAAGCATTTATGAGAGGAGCTAGTAATTTAGATAAGGTTACTAAGCACGAGATACCTGATGCTCTATCTTCTACAGCTTTTAATATGACTTCCCCTACTAAGGCTGCTCTCGTTGATTCACTAGGTAGCAGCTATTAGAATTCCTACACGACTCTTAGGAGCTACTGATGAATTCTTTAAGACAATAACTTATAGAATGAAACTACAATCAGAGGCATTCAAAACAGCTAAGCTAGAGGGACTTGTAGGTTCTGCTGTAGCAGATAGGGCTAATCAGTTAATGAATGATATGGATTTCTGGGTTAAAGTTAAGATGGCACCAGTAGGTGAGGTTGAGCAAGATATTATTGACCACTTAGCTACATTTAATAGTGTTTATGCAGACAAACTGGAAACACTTTATGATGTCTCTATTGATACCGCTAGAAAAAGTACATTTACTCAGGAAGGTGGTGCACGAATGAAGGCAGCTCAGAGCTTCCTATATTCAAACCCAGAGGCTAGATTTATTGTTCCTTTCTTAAGAACACCTATAAACCTAATGAAGTATTTTGGTAATAGAATACCAATAATTAATACCCTTGGTAATGATACTTATAGAAAAACAGTTACAAAATGGGCTACTGGTAAGCCTCTAACAGTTGAGGATGGTAAAATATTAAAAGAGATTACAACACACTCATTGATAGGGGCTGCTTACTTGTATGGTTTCTACACACTTGCTCAAGAAGGTAAGATTACTGGTATGTTACCATCAGGTAAGGATGCAACACAACGACAAGAGGGATGGAGACCTTATGCTGCTAGAGTAGTAAAGAAAGATGGTACTATAGAATACATACCTCTAAATAGAATGGACCCAATAGCTATGTTCCTTGGTGTTGCTGCTGATGCTCATGTTATTATGTCAACATCAGATAGAATTGATACTAAGACAGATGAGCTTATAACAGGTGCACTAGTATCCTTTATTAATAACTTTGTTGATAAAGCATATATGCAAGGAATAACCTCATTCTCTGATGCTATTGGTTCTGGTGAGGAACATAAAGTACAGGCTTGGATTAGAAACTTCTCATCTTCTTTTGTTCCTAATTATCTTCCAGCAATAACAAGAGCGATAGACCCTGTAGCACATGAGATAAATAGTATCAGTGATGCTTTTAAAGCTAAGATACCAGGGCTCTCTGAGGGATTAGCTGCTAAGATTGATTATAGGGGGAGAGTAGTACCAGCTCGTTCTTGGTGGAATCCCTCTGAAGCGGGTATTGAGAATTCTAATGACCCATTAACAAAAGCTATGAGGGAGAGTAATATCTCTTTCCAAAAACCACCTAAGACACTCCCAGACACAAATATTGAGTTAACACCAGAACAATATCAGACTTATTCACAAGACATTGGTGATAAATACTCTGAGATAGCTCTGTCTGTTATTAATAGTAGTACTTGGAAGGTGTTGACTAATAATAAAGATGGTCTGGAAGGTAGTAAACAGTTTGTTTTAAAGGATATAATGTCCAAGGCTAAACAGTATGCTATGTATAAGTTAATGGATGAGAACAAAGATTTACTAGAACGATATACATCAAATAAGACGCAGCAAGCAGATGCCTTATCACCAGATGACGATGTTATGGAAGGAGAATATAATGAATAAGAAAGCAAGTATTGAAACACTAAATACATTACATGATAAGATGGCTTCTTACTTCACAGAGTTATTAATCTCTGGGGAGCGATTAGCCCCAGGGGAAGTTAGTGCTATACTAAAGTTCCTCAAGGATAATGAGATAACCGTTGATGTTGTTGAGAGCAAACCTATGCAAAACTTAATACAACAGTTTTTAGCTAGTGAGCAGGAATACACTTACTAAGAGGCCCTACAAGCCTTTTTAGAGCCTAGGCATACTTTGACCAGTCTAAATGATTAAAGTGGCTCCTAGGCTCTCCTAAGGGCTTTAAATAAAGGATAAAGGATAATAAAATGATTGAAGAAGAGAATATAAAGAAATATATTACTAGTTTCCCTGCTTATATTGATTATGTATGGACACATATTAATCTACCAAGGGCTACACCAATACAGAAGGATATTGCTCACACACTACAAGAGGGGCATAGGAGGATTCTAATAGAAGCTTTCAGGGGGTGTGGTAAAACATATCTAACAGGAGCGTATGCTACATGGAGACTACTCAGAAACCCTAATGAGAAGATACTAATTGTATCTGCTTCTGGTACACATGCTACAGCAATCAGTACATTTATACATAAGCTACTGCATACAATACCATTATTAGCTCATCTAAGACCAGGTATAGACCAGAGAAACAGTGTTATGGCCTTTGATGTTAAAGGGTGTAATGTCACAGTACAGCCCTCAGTAAAGTGTTTAGGTATCACCAGTCAACTACAGGGGAACAGAGCATCCCTTTTAATTAGCGATGATGTTGAAACAAGTATTAATAGTGCTACTGAGATTATGAGAAGTAAGATAATAGAACAGATAAATGAATTTGATTCTATTCTACAGACGAATGTTGAAGCTAATATAGTAGCACTAGGTACACCTCAAACAGGGGATAGTATCTATAATAGGTTTAGGGATAAGGGTTTCCTTGTGAGGGTATGGACTGCTAGGATACCAAGTAATGTTAATATATATAATGGAACATTAGCTCCCTATATAGAAGATATGATAATGAAAGGTAAACAAGTAGGGGATATCACTGATACAAGGTTCACACACCAGGATTTACTTGAGAGGGAAGCCTCTGTAGGTAAATCATACTTTAGATTACAATACATGTTGGATACTTCATTAAGTGATAGTAATAAGTTTCCTTTGAAACAGGGTGATATGATTGTAATGGATATAGATAGGGAGAAAGGCCCTATATCTTTATCATATAGCTCACATAGAGGACAAGTAATTAAGGAGATGCCTAATATAGGGTTCACTGGTGATTGCTGCTACAGCCCTATATTTATAGATAGTGAGTTTGCTGCTTACCAGTTTACTGTTATGGCTATTGACCCTTCTGGTAGAGGGGCTGATGAAATGGGGTATGCTATCATAAAGTATTTACATGGTAAACTATATGTTGTAGAATGTGGGGGTATAACAGGAGGATATCAAGAAGAGAATCTTGTTAAGCTTTCCTTATTGGCTAAGGTAAATAAGGTAGATACTATTTACATAGAAAGTAACTTTGGGGATGGAATGTTCCAAGAGCTACTGAAGCCTGTCCTATTGAAGATATACCCTTGTGCATTAGAGGAGATAAGAAGTAGTAAGCAGAAGGAGATGAGAATCATTGATACCCTTGAGCCTCTGCTTAAT